GAAGTAGATGGGATTCTCAGAAACGATCTTGCAAGGTTTGAGCGTGGAGTGGCTCAGTTCTGCCCCGTTCCCCTTACACAAGGTATGTATGATAGCCTTGTTAGCTTTAGTTTTAATGTCGGTCTTGGAACACTCCAGCGTTCAACGCTTCGTCAAAAGCTGCTTCGGGGCGATAAAGCGGGTGCTGCGGAAGAACTATTGAAGTATTGCATGGCTGGTGGGAAAATACTCAAAGGGCTGCAAAATCGGCGCATCGATGAACGAGCCATGTTCTTGTCATAAGGTAGATCATGCCACTCAAAAAAATTCAACTCAGGCCCGGTGTAAACAGAGAAAACACACGCTACACCAATGAGAATGGGTGGTATGACAGCGACAAGATTCGTTTTCGCCAAGGCACTCCTGAGAAGCTTGGTGGGTGGCAACGTATCTCAGCAAACACCTTTGTTGGCATTTGCCGATCCCTATGGGCCTGGGTAACACTGGGCGCTGCCAATCTTCTGGGGCTTGGTACAAACCTGAAGTTCTATATTGAGAACGGCGGGACGTATTACGACATCACCCCGGTCAGGGCGTTAGACACGCTAACCAATCCATTCGACACCACCAATCTATCCACCACCGTTACAGTGACAGATGCCGCTGGCGGGTACATCACCAACGACTTTGTGACCTTTACAGGAGCTACGGCTGTTGGCGGCTTGACCATCTCTGGCGAGTATCAGATTACCAAGACAAGCTCGACCACCTACACCATTCAGGCGGCTTCTGCGGCCACATCCACCGCCACTGGCGGCGGCACTGTTTACGCTGTGTATCAGATCAATACCGGCCCTGCATATGCGGTTCCCCTGGTTGGCTGGGGCGCTGGCCCATGGAGTTCGGGAACGTGGGGCAATGGTACGTCTTCTACAGATTCATTGCGCCTTTGGAGTCAATCCAACTTTGGTGAAGACCTAATCTACGGCCCCAGAGCAGGGCCAATATATTATTGGGATGCAACCGTTGGTTTCACAGGCTCTACCTTTACGGTGACAATTTCCACCCCGGGGGTTCTGTCTACCAGTTTAAACCTTGCAAACGGAACAGCTTTGATGCTGACCACTACCGGGGCTTTGCCTACGGGCTTGCTTGTTGGTACAGTGTATTACGTTGTAGCTGTGTCAGGAACGCAGTTCAGTCTTGCCGCCACTTACAACGGGGCCGCTATAAACACCACCGGATCACAGTCTGGGGTTCATTCTTTCTCCCCCAGAGGCATTGCGCTTACTTCACTGGGCGGCGGTTCAGGTGTCCCGCTTATTCAAAACTTTATTTTGGTGTCTGATTCAAGCAGATTTGTGTTTGCTTTTGGATGCAATGATTATAGTTCGGCAACGCAGAACCCAATGCTGGTGCGTTGGTCAGATCAGGAGTCGCCTGTAACTTGGACTCCAGCCGCAACAAATCAAGCTGGTAGCTTGCTGTTCTCTCACGGGTCTGAAATTGTCACCGCCATGCAGTCCCGTCAGGAAATCTTGGTGTGGACGGACTCATCACTGTACTCGCTTCAATACGTTGGGCCACCTGTTGTGTGGGGTTCCCAGATTGTGGGTGACAACCTATCCATCACCTCAGAAAACGCAGTTGCATACGCCAACGGCGTAGCTTATTGGATGGGCGTGGACAAGTTCTACAAGTACGATGGGCGCACCCAGACGCTGAACTGCGATCTACTTCAATATGTGTTTAACAACATCAACAAGCTTCAGTTTCAACAGGTGTTTGCCGGGACAAATGAAGGCTTCAATGAAATCTGGTGGTTCTATGTCAGCAACGACAGCCTGGACTACACCATCGACAGCTATGTGGTATTTAACTACTCAGAGAACCAGGGCCAAGGGTGCTGGTACTACGGATCGCTGGCCCGGACGGCGTGGCTGGACAGTGGATTGCGGGATTACCCTATGGCCGCTACATACAGCTACAACCTTGTTAACCATGAGCAAGGCGTGGACAACAATGAAACTGTAACTGCATTGCCCATTGAGTCCTTCATCACCTCATCTGAGTTTGATGTGGAAGACGGGGATCGGTTTGGGTTTATCTGGCGTGTACTGCCCGATGTGAAGTTTGTTGGTTCTACCGCAGCAAACCCCCAGGTCACCATGTATCTCAAGCCCATGCAAAACTCAGGCTCTGGGTATAACAGCCCCACATCGTTAGGCGGGTCTGATAACGCCACCGTCACTCGCACGGCAACAGTTCCAATTGAAGCGTTTACGGGTCAGGTTTACATCAGGGTGCGTGGCCGTCAAATATCCATGGAGTACAGATCAACCACTTTGGGCGTTCAGTGGCAGGCTGGCTCACCACGGATTGACATCCGTCAGGATGGTCGCAGATGACTGACATTTCCAAAGTTGTTGCGCCACGGATGCCCAATGCGCCGTTGGCGTATGAACCGGCGTACCAAGAGCAGTTTATGAACATCCTGCGGTTGTATTTCAACCAGTTGGACAACGCAAACCAGCAACTCATCACAAACAACAACCTGCTGTATTCTGTTTACACAGTGGCTACGCTGCCAAGTGCGGTAACCAGCGGCAAGGGGGCAAGGACATTTGTGTCTGATGCCCTGGGGCCAACATTTGGGGCAACGGTAGTGACGGGTGGCGCTGTAGCCACACCCGTGTATTCAGACGGCACGAATTGGAAGGTGGGTTGATATGGAAAAGATGACCATCAAAGAAATCCTTGACGCTGATTTGACAAAGAATTACAAGGGCGAAGATTTTGATCCCGAGCAAAACTATAAAGGTTTTAAGTTGCTTATTGAGCAAGGCACAAAAATGTATCGGGTTGGCAATACCATTTACATGGTTGATTCGGCTGGCAAAGACACCATTGAATGGCATACAAGCAATGCAGAACGATCAGATGCCCTACTGGTAAACACCAATAAATTTCTCAAACGGCTAAAGGCTGACGGAGTAAAGACAGCGTTTACATATTATGACAACCCAAAAATCAATGCCATCGTTGAACAGTTTGATTTTCCAACAGAAGTTAACAAGGTTAATGAAGGCAAGTACAAAACATTCAAAGCGGAAGTGAGTCTGTAATGGGATTTGTCAACCGAACGGCCAACACATTTTCGAGGTTCGTAGGCACGGACAGCGGCACGGCTGGCACTGCATCGGCTGTATCCAACTTAGGGTCATCAGCAAGCCAAGCCCTGTCCGACTTTGACAAAACCGTTGGCATCTCTGCCATAAGCCGGGAGGCAACTCAGTTTTCCAAAGACATTGGATTAACTGGCGCTGTCAAGGAGGTGTCTGATGTTGTTCACGGTATTGGTAAGGCCGCTGAAAAAGACCCGCTTCAATATGCCGCCATCATGGCTTGTATTGCTGCGGCTCCTTTCACCGGTGGAACCTCTTTGCAATACATACCCTACATTCAAGCCGCAGCAAAAGTTACCAGCAAAGAAACGTCCGTTGAGGACATGATCAAAGAGGGTGCAAAAGCTTATATTATTTCAACAGCTTCTGCAAAAATTGGCGATTATGTTACCGGCAATCCGACAACTGGAGATATAACGGGTGCTCAAGTTCCTGCAACGGGAGTAACGGGCGCAACCAATTCGGTTGCAATTGGAAAGGCGGCAGGCAATATATCGGCAAATATTGTTGCTAATGCCGCCAGAGGCGGGAAAGCCACGGTAGGAGATATTGTTGCGGCAGGCGTATCCGATGCTGGTCTAGCATATCTTGCTCAAACATACACCCCGAATTGGACAAGTCTTACGCCAAAACAACAAGCCGCCGCTATTGATGGCGTAAAGACTGTTCTGGGTGATAAATCTGCGGCCTCCAAGCTTGTAAATGATGCCTTAAGCTCTTCCATTCAAGCCGCCTCAAAGGCTGCGATGGCAGTGGGCTATGACAACCCCTGGCAAAAGCAAGCGGCAGAAGAAGGCGGTTTCACAGATGCCAAGACGTTTAAAGCCGCAGACAAAATTGGGATAACTAACATTGGCGAATACGATGAGGCGATTGCTGGTGGATTTGCCAGTGGCGATGAATTGCGGGAAGCCAAGACATATGGCATAGCCAACAGAACAGACCTGATGGATCTGAAGTCTGGTGGGTTTGACAACCTTGCTCAGTTGAACGAAGCCAAGCAAGGCGGTTTCACCTTAAAGAATGACTTTGTTGATGCCAGTCAGTTGGGCATTGCCAGCCTTGATCAGTACAACAAGTACAAAGACGGTCAATGGACTGACCCTGAAGAGTTTAAACAGGGGATGGCAAAGGGGTTTGCTGATAAAACAACCTATGACGATGCCACCACCAGAGGATTTGAAACTCAAGCCGATTACACCAAGGGCACTGATCTTGGCTTCAAAACTGGTCAGGACTACAAGTTAGCTACCGACAACAACATTGATGCCAAAACATGGAATGAAAATAACGACAAGTCCAAAGCGGTTGGGTGGGATCATTACGCCGACCAAGTAAATGCAGAAAAAGTGGGTTTTAAAAACCCTGACGAGTATAAATATGCCAAGGCTGTTGACCTTCAAGATGAGGGTTCAGACATAACCCAGAATTACTTTGCCTCTCAAATAACTCAGGTTGGCGAGGATTTATACGCTTTGCCAGAAAACGCAGGTCTGTATAACTCCGCAACCGGAGAGGTCACGGACTTTGATGGCAAAGTGATTCAAAACATGTTTGAAGGCATCCTAAAAGAATTTAACAAGCTGGACACCAATCAGTTTGTGCAAAGGCCCCGAACCACCACAGGCCCAACAGGCCCAACAGGCCCCATGTCCGCAACGGACGCATTGTCCCAGGCGGCACAGGTCATCCCGGACTATCTCCAAGACCCCAGCCAGATTGCCAAGCGCAAGGAGCGGGGCACGCCTTACTCAACAAATCCTGAGTACAGCGTTTTAAACCCGCAGGCTCCGTTAACCCCGCAGACTCAACCCCAACAGAAGCCGCAACCTCTCGCATTGCCCAACCCAGAAGTGGTGCAATCGGGGCTGTTTTCTGGTATTCTTTCCCCGTATAACCCGCAGCAAGGTGGCCCCTATGGATGACGAAGAAGACTTTTCCCGCTATTTCACGGATGAGGCCGAGCAATCAAACTACAACGCCCCTGCGCCGTCTGGACTTACACGATCTTATACTGCGCCGTTAGATCAAAGCGATGCTGCGCCTTTTGATATGTCAACATATCAAGACCCTGCAATTACTCAGTACATGAGGCAGGCATCAGGCGGGGATCCTGAGAGCGCAATGTATGCCGATTTTCAGAAAATGATGCAAGATAGACAGGTGGTTGGACAGGCCAATCAAACTGCTCCAGGCGCTGATCAGCCAGCCAAGCAACTCAGTCCCTTTGATGCCCAAACGGAATTTGATCCCAATTCTGAGCAAGCAAAAAAATATCTGCTTGATAAAACAAACTTGTTGAGGGGCATTCAATCTGCATTGCCTGGGGCAAAAAAACAAGTTGATGCAGGTCAAATGTCCAAGAAGGACATGCTGTCCCTGCTTATGCCAATGCTGTTGGCAATGATTGCCAAACAACAAGGTGGTGGTTCTAACATGTCTGATGCTCAAAAAGCCACGCAACCGAATATTCCAAATTTGACTGCCAAACGGGAAATGACACCCTATGCCCCAACTTCCCGTCCAGGCGCTGGTGGCAATAAGTACTTTACCAAAACTGAATACAAGGCCGCTGGTGGCGGTATAGGTGACCTTGGTGGCTACTCAGATGGCGGTAGGCTATTAAAAGGCCCAGGGTATGGTGTTTCCGACTCAATTCCTGCGAAAATAGGCCAATCACGACCAGCGAGGTTGTCTGATGGGGAGTTCGTTATCCCCGCCCGTATCGTTTCAGAACT